ACAACGTAATTGCTAAATTACAAGAATGTACAGATGCATTGCCATCTACTTTGATTGGCTCACCTGATCTTAAGATTTACGTTAACCGTAAGACTGCTCAGTTATACCGTCAAGCTTTGGCTGCTGCTGGATACCTTCAGACTTTCCAAGGTACTACTACTTTCCCATTGACTTTCAACGGGTACGAAGTTTATGTATGCCCAGGTATTGCTGATAACGTAGTTATCTTAGCTACTCCTGCTAACTTAGTATTTGGTACAGATTTATTGTCTGACCAAAACGAAGTTAAGGTTGTAGACATGAGCTTTACTGATGCTTCTGACAACGTAAGAATGGCTATGCGCTTCCGCGCTGGTGTTCAGTTCGCTGTTCGTGGAGACATCGTATTAGGTTTAGTAGACTAAATAATACTCCTTTGTTAAAGAGTGGGTAAGCTAAGAGCTGCCCATTCTTTGCAAAGTATATTTTCATAATAACAAAAAAAATTATACAACCATGTCGTGCCTAACTACCAGCGGATTTAATATCCTGTGCAAAGAAGCAATTGGCGGCATCAAGGCTATTTACCTTGGCGCTTATGATACATTTGCAAACACTGCTACTATTGATGGAACAAGTAACTTAGTTACTGCTTTAGCAACAGGTAGCGTTTATGAATTCGAATTACCAAAACATACAGGATCATTTACTGAAGAGGCTGCAATCTCTATCGAGAATGGTACTGTATTTTACACGCAGACTATCGTGGCTATGTTCCATGGTATGACTGCTGCACGCTCACTACAACTTCAAAACATTTCTAAAGGTCGCAACGTATTATTCGTACAGGATAATAACAGCAACATTTGGATGTGTGGATATAAGGATGGTGTAGAAGTAACCGCATTCACTACTCAAAGCGGAACAGCCAAGGGTGACATGTCAGGTTATAATATTACCTTCACCGGTGAGGAGAAAGATAAAGCATACTTACTTGACCAAGATGCTGGAGATACTCCATTTGAAGATTTTGCTACAGTAACTGTAGTAGCAGGTACACTTTAAAATAAATTGTGCTATCTTTAAAGCATGATTTATTTACTTAAAAATACAGCAGCACAGCTCCTCTACCTTACACTAAAGGAAGGGGAGCTTTTGCTTGCTAATAGTTATACGCATTACTTGCTTGAATTAACTAACGAGCAGACACTTCAAAAGCTTTACGCTATCCCAAATAAGATAGCAGAGAATGATAGGTATACTACCATTCAGATTGGCACGAATGCCAACACACCAACAGCTGCAAGCTTACTAATTAACTACCCAGCACGCTTTTCTTACGTAGTGTATGGGCAGAATAGCAGCACTAATTTAGATCCTACCAATGAAGTAGTAGAGGGAGTAATTGAGAAAGGGTATTTAATTGTTGAAGATATTACTACTCCTCGTTTCACGGAGCCTAACCTAACCATAGATAACGATATAGCCTACAATGGATAATATAGAAAATAAAATTTCAGCTCCAATGCTGGTGAATCTTGGCGCAGCAATGCCGCAAGAAGCAGTAGAGAAAGAGACTCCTAAAGGCTTTGTGACTTTTGGAGAGGCTAATCTATTTCCTAATTACTTAATCGATTTGTACTATAGCTCACCTGTGCACTCTGCACTGACAATGAGCATAGCTTTTATGATTGCAGGGAAGGAATTTAAGAGCTCTAATCTTGCTGCGCAACGTGAGATAGACCGATTGAAATTAAATGCAATTAGAAGGCCTATAACGCTTGACGCTAAGATGCATGGTGGTTACTACTTAGAGATTATTTGGTCAGTAGATAGAAGCACTATAGCTAAGATTAATCATCTTCCTTATGAGAATGTGAGATTAGCTGTAGCGAATGACGAGGATGTTATACCGGGAGTATATTACTCTAAAGATTGGAATGACACACGCAAGAAGAAAAACATTCCTGCGTTTATCCCTATGTATAATCCAACATCTAAAGCTGAAGAGCCTTCTCAGGTGCTATTTGTTGGTATAATGACACCAGGCAGCGCCTACTATCCGAAGCCTGATTACTATTCTGCGATTAATTACATTGAAATCACTCGCGACATTAGCGAATTTTACCGAGCATTTTTAAGTAATGGAATGGCACCGAGCTACTTCTTGCACATGAATAACGGTATTCCTGATCCCGAAGAGCAAATGGCTATCCGCAGAAATTGGGAGACCATGGTAGGCGCTAAGAAAGCAGGTAAGGTAGTATTCACTTTCAACGAGTCAGCAGACCGCGCTCCGCGTTTAGACTTAGTTCCTATGTCAGATGCAGATAAGCAATGGCAAGAGCTTAGCGTGCAGTCAAGAGAGAACATCTTAGCAGCTCATCGCGTTACTTCTCCACTACTTTTTGGTATTAGAGACGCAGGTGGCTTAGGTAGCAATGCTGATGAGATGAAACAAGCATATCGCATTTTTAATAAGAATATCATTGAGCCATATCAGCAAATCGTTACAGATTCAATTGAGGAAGTATTTAAAGGTATGGGCATTATTGCTGATGTATACATTGAGTCTAATGATATATTCAGCGAAGAAATTCCTACGCCAACTGTTGCACAATCTGCAACAACTCAGCTTGAAAAAAAAAAGACTAATTTAAGTGATCCACAAGAGAAGCCTCCAATCTTTACAGAAGATGATGAGAATTGGTGGTGTGAATTCTTAGAAGATAAGGGCGAGATAGTAGATGAAGAGGAATGGGAATTAATCGAAGCTGAGCCTGTTAATTTAGCCTCAGTTAGAAGCTACGCTGATCCTGATAAGCCATCTGAAATGGATAGCGGATTGTATAAGATTCGTTACGCTTACTCTAAGAATCTTAGCGCTAATAGTCGCAAGTTTTGTAGACAAATGGTAAGCGCATCTAAAGCTGGTTACGTTTACAGATACGAAGATTTGCAAGCAATGGAGCCCGATACGAATATCCTTAATCCTAACATGGGCCACAATGGCAGTACGTTCAGCGTGTGGTTATATCATGGGGGGGTTAACTGTAAACATTACTTTGAGCGCAGAGTATATTTCAGAAAGCGTGAGAAGGGAAGATTTGTAAAAGATAATGGCTTAGAGTCATCTGATCCTATCTCAGTAGCAAAAGCTATACGTGCAGGCATGCCTTTAAAGGATATAGCTAAAGGATTTGCTACAGCTAATACTGCAACTTATGACCAATCCTCTACTCATGGCAGATATCCAGGAACAAATTAAACTATAACACAATGGCAATAGCACCCGAAATACTTTTCATTAACGAGGAATTCCTTAAGAAATATACTCAGCTGAATGAAGCTGTAGACACTAACTTAATTAGACCTGCAATGTACTTGGCTCAGGATAAGTACATTACTCTTTGGCTTGGAACAGACTTAACTAATAAGATTAAATCTGAGATAGAGAATGGCACGTTAGCAGGAGTGTATGAAACATTACTTAATGAATACATCGTTAAGCCTACAGCGTGGTGGACCATGGTAGAGCTTTACCCTATGCTCATGTACAAGCATGACAATGGGAACTTAGTTACTCGCCAATCTGAAAACACTACAGCAATCAGTAAGGGTGAGATGGATGCGTTAATAGACAAAGCTCGCGAGAATGCTAATTGGTACACTCAAAGATTAGTAGATTACTTGTGCGCTAATAATGCAGATTACCCTGAATACAGCTCTAATAATTGGCCCGACATTCACCCATTACGCAAGGTGAATAGACAGAGCACTGTAGCTTTTAGCCAAGGTTATTCATCAGATAGCCCATGGAGCAGATTTAACGTGCGAGATTTCACTAATTAAGATTACATGACAAAGGAAGAGAAAACACGTAAAGACTATGAGCGTAAGCTTAAAGTCTACTTAAGCAAACGAGATAAAGAACTTAGAAAGCATGAAAGCACCAACAATAGAAGAGCTTAAAGCTCAATTTACTGAGCTTGGCTACAAGTGGCCTACAATTCACATAGTAGGTATACGCAGCAAAGCTAATCTGCCTAACCAATTTGATGATCTCATTGGATTGGTGCAGGGTAATGAGGTGAAGTGGTACACCGGTACAACTAACCCAGGTACATTTTGGCTTAATTCACCCATGAATAAGTTAGGCACAGCAGTTTTGAAGGTAGGACAATATGTCGACACTTACACGATTGGCTTACATCAGGGTAAATACAGCGCATTAGTGCAGTCTAAAAAGGTTACTGTCCATAGAGATGCCGATAAAGATTCAGTAGCAGAGGAGCAAGGCAAAGAAGATACAGGGCTATTTGGAATTAACATCCATCGCGCTAATGAATTAACAGAATCTCGCAATATTGATAAGTGGAGCGCAGGCTGCCAAGTGCTGAACAATCCTAAACAATTCAAAGAACTTATGCAGGCTTGTATTAAGTCAGGTAAAAAGTCATTTACATACACACTACTAAAAGAGTCATGAGTCAACAGCAGAGAATAGCAGAAGGAGCTACAGGAGCAATCAGCAGTATTTTATTAAATATACCTGCATGGATGTTAGGAGTAGAATTTGCTTTGAAGATATTTTGTTTATTGCTATCAGCAGCCGCATCTATCTTTACTATCTATAAGATGTACAAAAAGAAGCGTTAATGAATTGGCTTAAGAGTGTATTCAGTAACGATAAAGATGCAAGCTCTAAACGAGTAGCGTCTATACTTGCGTTATTAGTATGCATTAATCTTTCTTATATCGGGACATTCACAGAGTATAAAACTCCCGAATACATGTTCGATGGTATGTTACTTTTAGCCGGTGGTGGCTTGGGATTAACTGTAATAGAATCTATCTTTACCAAAAAGAAACCAAATGACTCAGCAGACGAAACATCAAATTAGCGCAGCCATTGTTATAGCAGCAGCTGTATTTTTGTGCATCTTTATTCAGTCTATGTACATCATGATTAAGGATAGCGAGAAAGCTATAGAGGGAT